AAATTCTTAAACCTTTTTCGATAGAAAACACGTCTCTTGCCATTACTTCCCCCTAAAAATCGAGTCTATATCCGTTAACAGACGCATCAAAAGACTCATTGTTTGAAACGTCCATCTCTATGTTACCAGCAGTAATTCGAATTAATACTGCCGCAGAAAAATTCCCCACCACACTAACGCTTTCGGCTATGTCAGCATCCTTGCGGACCGCAGTGATGTCCCAAGCTTTGAACTTGGAGTTCAGTTGGTTGACCATGCTGAACCATATCTTACTTGCAAACTTATTTGAATAATCAGATGAAAAAACCGTTCTTGTTTGACCAGAAGGAACCAAGTCAGAAAACTCATTTAGACTTGAGTCAGATGATCCAGCCGTGTCCCGGTCCAGAGTTCCAGTGAACGGGTTGAATTTCCAACTCATGTGCGCACCACGCTTGTAATCTCACACTTGGTACTGTCTGTATAAATGACGGTGATAGTGGCCACCAAGGTGCCGGCTAAGCCTCCAGTGTAATACTCATAAACCTCAGTTGTGACGTTTGGATAACTGCCCTCTATAGCGTCGAACTCGACACCAGCAAGGAAAGATCCGCCTGCCTCAGTAACTCTTACAGCTACCTGTCCAGAGCCATCCGGCTTCTCAACAAACTTCTGATTCTCAAGGTCTTTAGTATTGCATGGGATAGTCATTTGCTAGCCGCCTCCTGCAATATAGATTTATCAGTGTCGATGTACCACGCATACCACCTTCCCTTAGAGAAACTGATTTGATAGTTAAACACCGCCCCTTTTTTCACTTGATTAACAAGCATAAGTCGCCGCAACCCTTCCGGGCTGCGAGCGACTAAAAAGTTCGGAATATGTGCTGTGTTAGCAACCATTCCTTGAATTTACTCTTAGTTGTTGTCTTTAACAATAAGAGCAGAACCTTGCATGGCTTTAACTCCGAAGAGCTGGTCCATTGCGTGACGTTCTGCGTTTGATCCGTACTCGTTAGCACCTTGCTGGCTCATTGCAGGAGCCTTTTGGAATCCAACTGCCAAGCCAGACTTAGCATACATATAGAATGTATCAGCGCCGATTTGGTTGTTGATTCTTACAGGCACGCCGTAAAGCTTGCCAAGAACACCAGCAGGGATAACGGAAGAACCGTAAACTTCTGCGCGAGTGAACTCGTCAATCTTCAAGAGAGCAGTCTCAGAGTCAGGTCCGCAAACGAAATACAGCTCATCAAGCTCAGCGTTAGCAGAGATCAAAGACTCTCTCATTTCCAAGAAGATGTCACGAGAGATAGCACCAACGGTAGTGGTAGCAGATCCCTCAGCTTCAAGCTCAGCAATGATTTGAGTGTCAACGAATCGTCCGTGACCGCTAGCAGCACGCATAGCAAGCTCAGACTGCCATTCGATAGTTGATTGAACTTCGTCAGAAGAATCAACGATCCAAGCAACATAAGCGTTTTGGTCAAGGTCCAACTGGTCGACAGTTGAAGTCAAGACAGCAGCATCTCCAGCAGCACCCAATGTGCGGTTGATTGGAGTGAAGCTAGTCAACTTAGGGAAAGAGATGCTCTGAGCACCTTTAACCGCAAAGCGAGAAACGTCGAGTACAGTTGGAAGAAGGTTAGCCTTTGCTGCAAGTTCCTTTTGAACGAGGGCAGCGATAAGGTCTTGTTTAGTTGGTCCTACACCGTGAATTAGATCAGCCATTATTTAAATCTCCTATTTTTTGTCCATAGCAGCTAGCGCCGCCTTGATTTCTTCAGTTGTCATTTCAGCGACTTTTTTAGCTGGCATTTTGCCAACCGGAGCCCCATCATTGAATTTTGGCGTTTCAGACTTAAACCATTCGGGGAAGTCCTTCATTGCTTGAGCTGCGATTTCCTCTACACCCTCTTTATTGGGGGTAAATTGATCATCAATATCAAGCTCTGCTATCTGTTCTCCCATAAGCTTCAGGACGGCGTCGGGTCTTGAGCACTTACTTTCGAGAAGTTTCTCTCTGATTGAGCTGTGAACAACCTTCCTGGCGTATGTCCCAAGTTGGCCTTTGTATCGCTCTCTCTCAGTCTGAAGTTCCTCTTTGGTCTTGGCATAAAGGTCTTTGTAGTTACCTTTTTCTTTCTCTGCCTTTTCTTCAAGTTCCTTCAACCTAGTTTCAATCGCGTCCTTCTCAGCTTTGATCTCCGCTTTGCTTTGTCGGTATCTCTTGTTTTCCGCCGCTGCTGCACGAAGCTTTTCAATAGCCTGTTCACGACTAAGCTCAGTTTCAACTTCTTCTATATGGTTATTGTCTCCGTCTCCCTCGACGTTTGGCGCAACTCCCTCGTTACTTATTTCCATTTTATGACTCCTTTTGCTTTTTTCAATACCTATGGTAAAGTTTATTTGTTGCAAAAGTATCCTCCCAGTACTTTTAAAGGCGCTAGGTTACTCCAATGGCTTAGCGCCTTCTTTTTTTCCAGCTCCTCCGAATATCCCGTTTCCCTATTTGTTCAATCCTATCGATGCCCTTTTGATCTATCCCCAAGAATGGCCTTCCGTTCTCAGCAACATATTCAGCAACTTCCTCGTTCTTAAGCCCATCATCCCTACGACCAGACGCAAATAAAGTGATTGTCTGCTGCCTTACGTTACTCCTTGCCTTCAATGACTCAAGTAACTGACCCGTAAAAGTGAGATTTGATTTGCTAGGCTTAAAAAATTCCCCCGTTCTTCCGCTGAATGAGCGCCTGAAATCTATATATGCCTTGGAAAGCTTCTTTAATTTAGCTCCAGTAACTATGTATTTACCTGATCTAGTGACCCTTTGTACCCTTTTGATCCAGAAATCCCTGGCCTGAAGCAAAGCCTGAGGTGATAGTTTTAGGTTCCGAGCAAACTCTTGCTTGGTAAGGTTGAGTTTAACCTCACTCATCGTCGAGAAGGTCCTCTGCAAAGTCCTTAAGCTGCTTCAATTCTTTCTTGTTGAGATCAAAGAAGTCCCTTTTGGGTAGCGTATCGCCTTTGATATGGTTGTAGGCCTTGGCGTTTTCCACCTCATCGTCCCAACCGAACTGAATCTTGTCTCTGGATTCTTCAACAACGTCGATTAGACCAAGCATGTCGCCAGACAAAGTGAGGTCTACAGCTCCTCTGCTGACCCCTTTTTCCTCGGCGTACTCCTTAGAGTATTGTTTGAACTTCTTGCCCTGGATATTTCGACCAGATTGAGTGCGCTCTTCAATGATGTCTATGGCACGCTGGGCGATAGCATCACGAACAACTTCGTCATCCGTCGTCCGACCCAGCAACTCCCTCAAGTTCAGCGACAATCTCACCTGGTTCTTCGTTATCTTGCGCTTGGTTGCCAACTAACCCCTCCATTTCATCAATCTCTTTAAGCAGCTCTTGAGCCATTTCTTCTGAAACACCATGTACCATTGAGATGGCTTTCTTGCGGCTAATCAACCCCACTTCCATGAGCTTGATTGCAGAATCCTCAATTTCAGTCTGGGTCTGGATCATTTCAGGCTCCTTGAAAGAAACCTCAACTTCACTATCAGCAGGAATATTGGAAACCTTGTACTTGTCTTCAAGAAGATCATTGTTTGCTGAGACAGCTTGCCACTTCTTGAACAGGTTGTAGTACATGTCCTCAACCCATCGGAATAGAGAGATGTCATCTGCAGATGCTTCGAACTTCTCAAGCATGGCTAGCAATCGCTCTAATCCAGAGCTGAAGGACTCGCCTGACTCTCTGGAGGCAATTGTTTTTGTTGAGATTCCACGACTAGAAAGGAAAAGTCTAATGAACATCTCCATAGAGTCGATAGCGGCACCCAAGTCAGGTGATGGCGTTGCAAATGAGAAGCTAGGGTCTTTAGCAGCATCCGGGTCTTGCTTAAGATGCAAGATGTGGTTTGGCCCCACAACAAAAGAATCAGGGGCTTTCTCTGAAACGATTACCGCCTGAGAATATCCCTGAAGTCTAAGAATGTTGAAGTGATCCGAGAGAATCTTTCCGAAGTCTAGAGCAAAGTTTACAACGTCGCTTCCAGCTCGTACCCAGAATTCAAAGTCACGCTCACTGGCGATTTCAATGAAAGGCAGCTCACCAAGAGGGTTAGGAACAACCTCACTGATAATCTCACCTGATTTGTTCGTTGTGAAATGCTCGTCTTTAGTCCACCAAATAAACTGCATCCGCCCCAAGTAGTCATCAACATCTGCAATCTTCTCATTGATGCCGTTACCAATTGTCTGCTCTTCAGAAGGAATGCCATAATCCTTAAGGAATAGGCGCCTGTCTAAGGTGGAGATGATGTATGCCTTGGCCTTTGTCGGGTCATCATCGTCCGGAATAACGTCGTATTGGTGCGGCGATAGAGCATAAGGAATGAGCTTGCCGTTCTTCGGAACCACCTTGATGGCGCATTGTCCATGTAGCTTAAATAGACGGTTGGCTCTCTTAAGCTGCTCATCAACCCTAAAGTCAGCGTATGCTCTTTCGATCTCTTCAGCCTTATCAGCGTCAACTTCCGAAAAGTTTCTTTCTGGCTCTTTTCTGTAAATGGAAGATTGCTCATTGATGATGCGCTTGGTGAGATTGATTGATGTCACCTTCCTCATTTCTGATACTGTTTTAGCGCTGAACTCTTCCTTCAGTTTTTCAATGATGTATTGAGCCTGTCTCTCATTGTAGACTTCTTGACGTTTGAAGTGCTCTTCTCTACGGGCCCTGTTTTCTGTCCCAAGAATCTCGTCAATATAGCGTTTTCTATCTGCAATGTTACTGATTTCCATTTTGCTCCTATCGGCCCATCAAGCCGCCCCCTGTTTCGCTGTACTTAAGTGCTTTACAAATACCATATCCTGCGGCCGTCGTAACGTGCTGCCAGGGTTTTGAATCGTCTTCTATATAGCTTCCACCTGATTTCAGTTTAGTCAGCCTGAAGCCCTTGTCCAAGGTGGGGCACTTTTTATAAACAATCATTCTATGCTGCTTTAAGTCATTGGTCATGTAGGCATTCACTAAATTATGACGCTTCCGAACCGCTGGATTGTAACCAGAGACTTCGATCTCGTATTGAGACTTCGAAGGAATGTTGTCCAGGTATTTGCGGATAATGTCGTAGTCTGAGCGCTTACTTCTTGTGTCCCTTGCTCTACCCGATGCATCTCCAGTGATCACATAGCGATGAGATAGCTCAAGCAATCCTCTCAAGTGAGCTTCTTCACACGCGTCTAAGGTACGTGCGCCGTCAACAACAACCTCGTCGAAGAAATAAAATGTGTCGCCTATGTACTGAAACAGCACTGAGGACATTGGCTTGTTATCGCCTATATTGAAGTCATGTGACCACCAAACGGGATAGCGAGGGTTGACCTTGTATTCCTCATCCTTGTAATGAATATCACGATTGTATTCGAAATAGATAACGTCCTTTGTCAGCTCCAGCCAAACGCC